AAAGCCTATGTTGGTCAACTATGGATTGGTAAGAAAAGATACCGTCGAGTCTTGATTCGTTTTGTGGATGCTGAAGGCTTAGAGCCTGACCAGTTGAACGCCTTGCTCGTTGAGCGATTTTTGACGCTTAAAGAGCGACTGACGCGAGAAGTTGAGAGTCTTACTGACGAACAAGGTTTATTTTTCAGTGAGTTGTTGGATTTGTTCCTAGCGCACGTTCAAGCAAACCGTGACTGGCGGACGGTTGGCAAGTATCGGCAGCAATTGCTTCGCTACCAAAAAGTAGTTGGTGACTATCGCATTCGGCTTCACTCCGCACAGTTGACTGACAAGTTCGTTCTGGCTTTAAGAAAGGCTGGATTGAATGACCATAGTTGTAATTCTTATCTTCGAGCAGTTCGAGCGATTCTTAATTGGTCTTGGGAGCAAGGTTACTTACCAGCCGCAATTAAAGTTAAAAGCGTTCGCTCGTCAAAACCTTTGCCTGCTGTCTTTTCTGCTCAACAACTAGAAGATTTGCGCCAGCATTTAGAACAAGGCTGGAGCGAAACCAAACGAAGACGGTTTCTGGTGCTGCTTCGAGCCTGGTGGTTTTTGCGATTCACTGGAATGCGTGGTGGTGAGCTTCTGGCCTTGCGTTGGGATAATGTTTATCCAGACAGAATCGAACTTCGCTCAACAAAGGATTGGAAGGTCAAAGGCAGGAAAGACGCAATCATTCCCATTGCTGAGGATTTAAAAGAATTTATTCAGGCGCAGGATATTCAAGGCGAGCGTTATGTGCTGGACAACGGCAGAGGTCAGCCGCTTTATAGTTCGCTAGGTGATTTGACTAAGTCAATGAGAAAGGCTTTGCAGAAGGTGGGGATTGAGAACGCGAAACCGTTGCATTCGTTTAGAAGTACAGTTGCGACTGAACTATTATCTGGTGAGTCTTCAAATCCGGTGCATGTTCAAATGCTACTAAGACATGAGAGCATTCAAACAACCATGTCTTATTTAAATAGTGACCATTTGCAGCAAGTCGATCTGGTCAATAAACTAGGAAACTCGCCACAAAACACTGTTTCAAAGAAAAAAACAGAAGGCCGCAAGCCCAGCATTCATCTAGCCTACAGCCGAAAAAGCTAAGGTGACTGTTAATCATTGGGTCGCTGGTTCGAGTCCAGCTTGGGGAGCCACCTTCAGAGGAATCTTGACACCTCCGTTAAGTGGCAATATTTGAAATCCGCCACTAGCCCAGCAGTTGCTCCTTCAGTTTTTTCGCTTTTCTGATTTTTTTATACAATAAAACGCCTGGAACAGCCGCGCCCATTCCGGTTGCTGCAAGTATCAGTTCAAGTCCGCCAGAATCAACCGCTTGGTTGAAAATCTCCAAAAATCCTTCCATTTTAATAACTCCAAATCATTAAACCGTCTTCACGGTCATCGACATGAAGAAAGCGGCTTGAGCCAGTAAAAGAAAAGCCATAGCCACCGAACAGGCACATTTGAATTCCGATTTCTAAGAGCCTTGCCCCATCGGCATTCCAGCAGGCTATGTCTACTGCTCGCCCCAATACATGATAGCCTGTTGAAGTTGAACCGTTTTTGTTTTTCGCTCTTTCAACCGGATGCTCTGGCGAGCGATACGCTGAAGTCAGTCTGATAGGTTTGCCGTAGTGCTGGCGCAAGGTTTCAAGCTTCGTCAGAAACAAATCTGACATTTCACACTCACCTGTGAATTTACACTTCAGCTCGTCTCTCGAAAAATGCTCAGAATGGTCAATATAGTCCATCAAGTCTCCTTTTCTGGGTAATCAATACATTCTTGACTATACATTTCGCCAAACGCCTCTCTCTGTGGCAAAGGCATTAGTTGCAAATCGACATATCTGTGATTTTCGCGGTAATGGTCAATCACACAACTGCAAAGCTGAATGGCCGATTGCATGGCGAGATTTGAAGTCATGCCTTGCATTTGATAGGTGGGAGCCAGACGAAGTGAGCATTGGTAAGCCCATGAAACCAGGTGAAGCGTTTTATACTCGACAGGCAATGCGTAAACTGAAGTGGAAAGCAGCAAAGCCAAGCCTGTGAGAATCGGTTTCATTTTTTTAGATTATCCATTTTTTGACTTAGCTCACTAATCGCAACGGTCATGTTCGTCAAAGTAGTGTTGAGTTTTTCGTGAACTGCTAAAAGCTGCTGAGACTGCGCGGCTTGAAGGTTCGCGAGCTTTTCTGTGGTGGCCTGCTGTAATTGTGAATTTTCCCGTAATAGCTCGCTGACGCGAATATCGCTTTCAGAGTCCTTAGTTAGCCAAATATTTCTCTCCTTTTCAAAACCTCTTAAAAGAAACACGATCAACCAACCGCTGAAGGTGAGAGAAGCCATGCCAAAACCTAAATCTTGGACTAATTGAATCATTGTGTTTGGTTCTGCTGGCATATGCTCGGCCTTTTAATTGGTTTCTAGTGCTTCAATTCTTGCAGTAAGTTCGTCAATTTGTGACTGCTGGGATTCGATGAGGGTTTGTTGTTCTTTGATGCTTTCTACCAACATTGGGATAATAAATTTTTCATTAACTCGTAATGGATTTTCAACAGTAACCTGACCAGCAGTTATTGTGTTATCACTGAAACTGTCAACAAGATTTACATCAACTGTCTGAAGTTCTTGCGCAATTAACCCATACAAGGTTTTATCTGCTTCTGAGTCGCAAAAATTATCAATCCAATTAAAGGATACACCACGCATTAAAAGGACTTTTTGTAAACAGCCTGATAAATCTGTGATATTTTGTTTTAGTCTTTGGTCTGATGCGTTGTAAATATTCGTTCCAGATGGTGCTCCAATGTTCCCACTTCCATCGATCCGCATGCGTTCTGTACTACCTATACCAGTACTGTTTCCAGTACCAAATGACAATGCCCCATTTGAACTACCTACACCAATTAATGCAGCACCGCTTCTTGTTGCTTGAAGTATAACATCACAACCACCAGATCCATCTGTTTGTAAATTAATTGCTGAAGAATTTGTGGATTCTTTTATATGTAGATTATAAGTTAGACTCGCTGTACCAATCCCAACATTCCCACTGCTATCCACAACAAAAGGCGTACTGTCTGGGTTTGCACTATCCTCAACAACTAACGCATTGCCTGAGCCTGTCTGGGTAATTCTTACCAAGTCTCCTGAATCTGAACCAGAAACGGTCAAAGCGCCTAGTGTTGCCGTTCCACCAGTAACTGTGATTGAATCTGAATCTTGCGTGGCTATCGTACCCAATCCTAAATTGGTTCTAGTGGTCGAATCATCTGAAACATTTAAAGAACCTGTTACGCTAATATTGCCACCAGTGTTTAACTGTGCGCTAGTCGAAACCGTGCTGGCGGTTAGTGTAAGACTCGAACCGTTGTAATTCTGTATTTCGTTTGTTTTTAATAAACTCATTTAGATAAGCTCAACAAATTCAAAGTTGTAGTCATAGAGTTGACTGCCAGGATAAGAATAAGCAATGCTGGCAGGCTCAAAGAAAGAGCCAAAAACTGCGGTGTTTGTTTGGTAGCCTAGAATCTGAGCCGCCACAGGTTGCATTCTTAGGCCAGCAAAAACCTTGGTTGCGGTGTCTCTCTCGGATTCTAAGACTTGCACTGAACCGCTGAATCTTCTGCGAATCTCACCCAATCGGTAAACTAAGCCTGAATCTTTTTCTTGCCTGATTCCAAAGCTGTCTCGGCTGATCGACATACCGACGTTTGGATTGTAAGTCTCCAGCACTTTTCCGGCTCGAATCGTGTTGACAATCAGCGGCAACTTCATTGAAGAAACGGTGAAGTTTGAGCCACCATTTCCGGTCAGTTGCAAATCTTCTGAGCCTGTGCCGTCTCCGGTAATCCGGTTGAGCTGCTCGGTAAAAACCCCATCGCTGACAAAAGTACCTAGCTTGATTTGTGGATAGTCTTCTAAATAAATGTTTGAGCTGCTCGCCTGAAGTCTGCCTAAATTGCCATTGCTTGCTGTCACCCAACCGTCCAGGCTTCCTTTGACGTCTGTCGAATTTGTTAGCGCAATCTCAACCGTGTTGGTTGTTGCCGGACAAGCCACAAAAACCGAATCATTCCAATGGGTTTTCTCATTGAGTAAATATTGCTCAGTCAGTGTGTAGGTGTTCGAATAAGTCTCAGTCGAAAGAGTGCTCGCGCCAGAATCTTTGAACGTCACCGTCACGGCTTCTGCAAGATAGCTGAAGAAAATGGCTTCAGCACCTGGACAAGTAACGGTAATTGTTGCGGTTGCCGAATCAGCAATGTAAGGCTGCTTTGGATAATTGTTCTCGACTTTGGCGATTGCATAATCGCTCGACAATTGAGTCGCTGAACTGGTAACGCTAGTGATTAAATTGGTGTAGATAATCTTCATTCAAACCTGACAAAGTCGATTTCTGTTGGTCCGCTGATCGTGGTTTCTTCTGCATCAAAGCTATAAATGATTGAAGTAATGGTGATTGTGGCTTTGATGCTTTGTTTTTCGTCTATGCAGATGATGCGATAGCCTAAAAGGTAATTGTCTTTAATCCCAAAAATT